GTAATTATATCACTTTTTTAGTTCTTTTTCAAGATCCTTTGCAATTCGTAAAGCATTTCTCCACATCATCCATTTTACAATTGGATTTCTTGGATTATGAAGCAACCACCACTTTTGTTTTTCGTATTGGAATCTCACCATCTTAAAAACTAAAGCGAGAGCATATGCTATACTATCGTCCGTTGCTACAAGGTAGAAGAGAAAGATAAAGATTCCAAACCAAAAGTAGTAAGCAGTCATCTAAACTCCTCCTCTCTTCTTTTATTCAGATACTCAAGAACCTCATCTCTCCATTCAAGCAGTTCATTAAAGCACTGTTGATTATGAGCGCAGGATCGAAGTTTATTATCAGGTTTGAGAACACTTTCAGTAACGAGTGTGAGTGCTCTGCTGCGTTTTTCTTCCTTATTCATCAAAAAAATGTGATTGTACTATTTAATCAAGTTTACAAAAACTGATCTAGACTTGAACTGCTTTTCTTCAATGCCTTAACTTGCTTAAGGATATAAGTTTTGGCAGTTGTGTAGTTGTTTAATACCTGAATCTGCACTCCGTTGTGAAGAATCATAAACTTTTTCCCATAAGGAACAGCAGCCCACATTCCGTCTTTAGTTACATAACCATTCGGATCTCCTGGTTTTGGATTCAGAAGCTTCTCATTCTGAACGTTCATCAAAAAACACCAGTAACAGACATCACTTTAGCATTGGGATTACGAGCAATAGCAACTTCCCGTGCTTCTTGATAATCACGTGCCTGGACTTCTTCATAGAAGACCTTACCAGCAACATAGAGTTGAACTTTGCAGCGCATTGAAAATTTCCTTGGTGAATGATAGTATTATAGCAGAAAGGAGTCCCCATAGGAACTCCCTGTGCCAGTTCAGCGATTGATTGTGCTAAAGGCAACCTCTCCCTGATGGAAGATGATATCCACAACGTTCTGGACCTTCTGTGCGGTGCCCGTAGATACCTTGTCAAAGGTAGGGCAGATCACCAGACCATAGGATTTGGTGTAGGAGGGCAGATCGCCTGCCACAAGGGCACCAGAGCGGATCTCAGCGGCATCCTGAGGGTGCAGACGCAGGGTTCTGCCAATGGTTTGCCCGATGCCTACGATATCCATAGAGCGCATAAAGACAACTGCCTCCAGAGCACTGATGTTGATACCTTCTGCCAGAATGCTATGGTGAAGAACCACAAATTTCTTGGCAGCATCCTTGCCCCAATCGTTGAGAGTGTCGAAGAACACCTCACGGTTAACCTTCTCACCATCAATAAATGCACCGTGCTTAGACGTAATATGCATCACAGAATAACCTTCCTCTGCCAGTTGTTCGGCAAAGTCAGTCTCAGACAGCAGACCAATGATGTGCTTGGTTGCCTTAGCACAGATCAGAATCTTGTCTACAGGATTGTCCTGAATGGTTTGCAGCAGATACTCACAATCACGTTGAGCGATATCCTCACCCTTAACAGAGAGGCGCATTTGAGTCGCAATCACCTTAGGGGGAATGATATAACCGTTCTGCACCAGTTCAGGAGCAGGAACCTTAGCGATGATGCTACCGTAGACCTCACTATCATTCATACCTGCCTTGCCAATTACATTGCTGTACTTGGGAGTTGCAGTAAAGAAGTATCAACGTTCTGCCTCTCCAGCAAAATACTCTACGGCAGGAAAGAAGTTACGTTGAATGGAGTTGTGTGCCTCATCAAAGTAAATCGTATCCACCTTAATCTCAGCACGTTGCAGTTGCTGTAGAGAATTGTAGGTAGTAAAGATCAGTTGATGCTTGTAGGCACGGCGAGACCAGTTATGAATATCAGCAGGTTTGGTAGAAGAATAGTGATGAGTCTCACCACTATGCACGTGCATCACAGCAGCATTAGTGATGAACTCCAGATACTCGCTGGAGAGTTGCTCTGCCAGCAGAATACGGGGAGCAACCACTACGATGGTTTTAGGAGCATCAGATTGAAACTGACGCATAGCATCAAAGATACCAACGTTGGTCTTACCACCGCCAGTGGGGAACACACAGATACCTTTGGAGTGCTGCTCTAGGGCATCCAGGGCGATCTGCTGGTGGGGACGAAGTTGAATCACGTTCTCCATTGCGTATGAGACTATTATAGCAGAAAAGGGTCCCCATGAGGACCCCCTGTGCCAGTTATGAAAGTGGTTTATTGAAACTCGTTGTAAGTTTCAACGTTATTTGCTTGTGCCAACCACTTGTAAGTAGGAGTCTTGAGTTTTCCAGAACGATAAGCAGTAACAACTCGCATACAATAGTTAAGATGACGCTTTCGTTCAGATTCCATTTGCACTCGCAACTCTTGAATGTTGTCTTCAGTTGGTTGTGTGCTTACACCTTGACCTTGCTCCAAAAATGAATAGATGGTGTATTCGTTTTCGGGAAACTCAAGTTGCTTTTCGAGTAACATTTGGAACTTACGTGAGTGATCGGGTTTGCGTCCCCAACCCACAGTTACGGAAAGATCACTTTCTTTCATCGATGAGATGTCACCACAAACTCCGATAACTTTATAGGCATCATTCAGAACTTTTTGTGCTTTACTGATATCAAAAGGTTCCATGGAAATCTTGATTCCCTCTGCATTGAGGATTTCGGCAGCAAAGATACGACGATCTTTCTTACGAATTTCCTTGTATCGTGTTTGAAGAACAACCATAACAGAATCAAAGTTTTTTTCGATTTCGTTATGTTTGAACCCCAGTTGAATCATATACTTGACGTCATCGGGAGTACAATCGTTTTTCTTTTCTTTTGTAGGATTATTTGACATCGCTCCATATTGAAGCAATGCATACTCAGTTTCACCACTAATCACCGCACAAGGAAAATAATTCCAAGGAAGTTCATAACGATTATTACCATCACGAACAATATACTTGTATACTTTACCGTTATATTCAATCGGTTCTTTCAGTTTAGATACTGCAGGTTGAAAACAACGATAATCATAACCTTCTGAGGCAACGTTGTTAGTGATTTCATCAATCGTAGTTTGGAACAGTGCTTGACCGACCCGAGTTTGGCATTCAATCCCAAGTTCCCTGGCAACCGAGTGAGACATTACTTCATCTTTATGAAGAATTTCCCAGTTTTCAAACTCAGTTCCAGGTGATTTGGGAATACGACCAAATTTTTCCAACTCTTTCAGGTTGAAAATATTCTCATTTGGATTGATAGTATCTTTGGTATCGATAAGACAATATGTACCTGCAAGATCCATAGAATCTCGGCACATCATTTTTAGGAGTTCATCTGCCTCAAGTCGTTGGATTGCGGCACGAACAACTTCTTCTTCGTTTTTATTATCATAAAGTTCTGAAACACGGTTTTGGTTCAAAACCAAATCATAAACTTGTTGAAGAGTAAAAATTACTCCAGGAACAAAATTCTCTCGAAGAGTTAGCAAAACGTGATCTTTAGTGGAAACCATAATTAAATTTGTTTATGAGATCAATATACGATGAATTTGCCGTTCTGTCAACCCCCTGATTGATTAAAAAAACTTTTCAATACCGATAAGGTCTCCAAATGAATAGTCGTACTCCAGAGCATCAGCACACACATAATGAGAATGATCTACAGGAACACCAAGACGAGCACACAGTTCCTTATGATTATCTTCCATCATCTCAACGGCATATAACATATGATTGAGAATATGATCTTCAGTATGATATTCCAACAAACGATTCTTTAATCCAACTAGAAAGTTTCCAGATCCAGCAGAGTTATCAATAAACGTACTGCTAGGATCTTGTAAAATCTCTAATGAAATATCATCAATCATACTCTCAACAAGTTCTTGAGGAGTAAAGACTTCTTGTGTTTCTTTAATTCTTTCATCGGATCTTTCAATACTAGATCCTACATCGAGATTATGTTTATTCTTTGCCATCTCTTTCTTCAATACATTTAATATAGGTCGAGATTAAATCATTCTTTCCAAAATGTCTCCTTCCATTACAACTAGAAGCAACTTCTCTAAATCTCGTAGCAAACTCTACTAGATTTTTTATCACTTCTGGAGAACGAACTTTAAGAAAATGATGTCCTTTTGCATAATGTGTAAAGTCTTCTGTTTTGACTCTACCACTTGGTCCTGATCCATACTCACCAACAAAAACATCTGCATCAAATCTTTGTTCGTAAGGTAAGAACTCAAAGTCTGGATGCTCTCTCATCATAGGAATCTCACCAACTCCTATTTGAAATCTTGATGTATTTCTTACTTCCCAATACTGTTTGACTGCACTAATACCACCAGGGAATGTTGATTCATCAAGATCTTCATCCACAGTACAATGAAGATGTGCTTTGATCTTATTCAAAGAAGAAGGTTTGCGTACCGAAGTTGGTAACACAAACCTTACATCATCAGAGATCTCTGAAGTCTTATTAATGAATTTAATGGCAAGATTACCTCCAACACCGTATGGAGGATTTCCAATAGCTATAGTAAACTTCATCCTGTTTCAACGACCACAAAGGTATTCTACTGCTATTTGAGTATTATGTCAAGTCTTAGAAGAGTTGTAATGAAGTTGTTCCAACACCAGGAACTGTAAATACAACTCTATTTCCTACTGTAGTAACTTGTACTGCAGTACCAATACCACTATGGAAACCATTGGTTGCTGTTACAATACCTGATCCAGCAGTAATACCTGTACCAACTGTCAATCTAACAGAACTATTAAGTAAACTTGAAGCAGTAACGATACCTGTTACATTAACACCGTTGTTGGTTACTGGACCTGTTAAGTTTCCAATAAGGGTAGTTGCTGTTACGATACC